CCTCATGGGCCGCAACCAGGCGCTGACCGACGTCATGGAGCGGCTGTTTTCGCCTGACGCGATGTCGCCAGACAAGACGGTCAGAGCCCTCCATGCGTGGGTTCAGCAGACCATGGACGAGGTGCGGGTCGAGATGCAGCTCGTGTTCGCCGACCTGGCAGCTGATGACGACGAGGATGAGGACTGACAGCAAAAACCCCGCCCTTTCGGACGGGGTCTGCGCGGCTATCGTATCTGATCAGCTGCCGGTGCCGAACCCACCAGGCCCGCCTGCACCGGCAGCACCCTCGCCGCCCGAAGCCGGCGTCGAATCGTCCTTGCCCGGCTGGCGCTGGGCCTGGTCCCGAAGGTTCTCCCGCTGCTGCGGGTTCTCGTCCGGCTGCGGCGTCGTAGTTTCCAGATCTTCTTCGCGATCCGGGTTCGGTTGGACGTCAGTCATTTCGCTTTTCCCTATTGGTTACGGGAGATGAAGCAGCCAGCGAAACGGGCGTTCCTACAGTGGCGTTACACGATAAGTTTGAGCGAGCGTCGGGAACCCGGCAGCAAAAACCCCGCCCGGTGAGGGGCGGGGTTAACGGCTAACGCTCACACGCTGCCTGTGGATAGTGGGGGCGATCATTCACCGTGCGTCGACAGGTCAGCTCCACTCCCTACTCTGCGTCGCATGGATGTTTCCGATTGGGACAGATTCGTTAAGCGCGGCCAGCGCGAGGTGAAGTATGTCGCGCACCTTCCTGCCTACCTGAATGGTTTGATGCTCGCGTCCAGCCACCAGATTCATATCGCGCACGAGTATGCCGTGAAGGCCATCATCAAACATGGCCTGTCCATTGAGCACCTGCCCCTGATCTCTGAGACACTCCGAAACGGCGAGGCCATTTACGATCGGCCCAAGCACCTGACGTTTTTCTATCTGAGCCCAGAGTTTGACCGCTGGTTCCAAGTGACGATCAAATGCTGCTCGGAGAAACGCCAGCTCTTCGTCACAACCTTTCACGGGATGAGCCCGAGCGACATCACCAGGAAGCGGAAAAAGTTTCAGCAGGTGTGGCCGCTGACATAGAAAAGGGGCGGTCTCCCGCCCCTTTATGCGCGGTGGGGACTCCGATTCCCCCACATGGCACCCGTCCATTCGCGATACAGACTGGCTACGGCCCGGAGATTCACCGTGTCGCGCGCGATCCGATAATGCGCGACTGGCGAAAAATGTCCACCTTCACGGGACAAATCCTGCATTTCGCATCGAGCGAAGAGGACAATACCGTCCTGCCCCGAGGTTATCCGCCACTGAAGGCTAGTCGACGTAGCGGCCCGCAGCCAGGTCGGCTTCGTACTGCGCAATCAGCTCGTCCAAGCTTGCGATGCGCTTCTCGTAATTTGCAACTGCCTCCACCGCGTCAGCGGGCGCATTCATCGGCACCGTCACGTCACCGCTGATCATTGCGTTCAGCGCTGCACGGGCCCTGGACCGGTCGTCTCTGAGGCCTTCGACGTAAGCCAGGATCGATGCTTTCGATCCGGCTAGGCGGTTTAGCTCTGTCATCGCTCTAAATCCCTCGCTGCCTTCAAGCTCAACAGCCAATTAACGACCCCAACGGCCACCAGCGCGCCGCCGATCGCCATGGCCGTCACCACAAGCCATTCCGGCCACGGTCGCCAGATCACCTTCTTCGGCCACGCCAGGATGATCACCAGCGCGCCGGTCGCGATCCAGTCCAGCGGCTTCGACTGAGCGACGTGTTGAAGCAGGCTCTTCGCCTCGCGTTGTAGGAGCTTGCGGTTCATCCCCGCCCGACCAGCACCATACCGAGGACGATTAGACCGATCAGCACAAGCATCCCAAGGACAGCCATGGCGGCCTTGCCCTGCTCGCGCAGTGATCGGGCGTCGGCTTCGCGGTCCAGATAGAAAAGGCCCTCTCCCGCCGGCACGATCACCTTGTGTTTGATCAGCGCGTTCACCGTTGATCGAGGATGCTTCGGCGGCAGTGGAATAGCCGTCTCCGCGCTCAGCGCTCCAGCCTTCTCGAAATGCTCAAGCACTCGCTTGCGCATCACAGCGGCCATGATGGCGACGTTGGCGCCTGCGTTTGCTGCGACGTTCATTTGCCGTCCTTACCGCCAGGGCCCTCGTCGTCCCGCCCGTGGGAGGGCGTCTTCGATACAGATGGCATCCCGAGCGCAGCCCGTTCCTGCCGAGAGGGCGGCAAGGCGTCCCTAGGTTCGAGCAGTTCGGACAGCAGTTTATCGATATCGTCGGTGTTTTCGCCGTTCTCAGTCATGGCCCCCCTCCCCGAAGTCATCCTAGAATCCGCGTACGATCGTCGTGCTTGGCCGCAGGGTCCGCCGGCTTAGCGTGCATCACGTAATGCAGAGCCATAATGATGAGTGCTGCAACGGTGAGGCTGGCAATCCAGCGAAACCAGGCGTCGAGACGGTCGTGCTGCTTGGGGTGAGGCCCCGCCAGCCCGTGTCTTTCCTCCTCCTGCATCACCCCTCCCCGGAGGTTATCCGCCAGTGCCGGTGCGTCGGAAGCCCTGCAGCGCCTTGATAGCTGCCGGACGGTCTTCATCGCTGATGTCACCCCAGATCTCCATGACATCAGTCGGTACGTCGTTCGGGTCGTGGTCCAACAGATAGCCAGGCCGGGTGTCTAGAGCCGGCGCTAGGGCGCGCAGCCATTTCGGCGACAATTTGCGAGAGCCGCTCTCAAGCAAACTGATCACGGCACCGGTCGTCCCGACCTTCGCCGCCAGTTCCTCTTGGGTCATGTGACGGAACTCGCGCCACGCCTTCAGGTGGTTGGGCTCACGTTCATCAGCGGTCTTTGCCATGTTTGCATTGTGCAAAACATGCGCTCGGAGGTCCTCACGCATATTGCAAACATCGCGCCTTGCCAAAATCTTTGCATTCTGCAAAGTTTGGCGCATGACAGAACTCACCCCCACAGCGCTTTCCAAGGCAGCAGACATCAGCGTCTCCTACGCCAGCCAAGTGCTGAGCGGGGCGCGCCGACCGAACGTCCGGCTGGCGTTGCATATGGAGCGGCTCACCGGCGGCAAAATCCGAGCGGCTGAGATCAACGCTGACGTTGCGCTGGTCGAAAAGCACCTCGCCGCCGCGAACGATGACCATCCACCGGCCGAGGCCGCCTGACATGGCCGCCCCGTCACCCGCCGCACCCGCTCTGGTCATCGAGCACTACGTCGAGCTGATGACCGCCCGCGCGACCTACATGGCCCTGGTCGATATGGACCGGGCGGCCAAGGAAGGTCGCCACGCGGAGGTGCTGCACCTTCTTGGCGGGCTGGCGCTGGCTGCGTCGAAGATCCTCCCGGAACTCGAGCAGGTCATAGCCACCGAGGCTCAGACCGCACAGGCGCGTCACCTCACGCAGCGGACGCTCGCCCCCTTCTTCGGTCCGAAGACCGCTGAACATCCGAACCCCGCGAACGACGATCAATCGCCTTCTCCTGAACAACCTTCGCCGGATGTCGCCTGAGGGCGGCTGACGGTCAGTTGGAAACGACACCGGAACATCCAGTGCACAAGATCAGCCATCGAGAACATGCGAGCCTTGCCCATGACCTGATCGAGGCGTGTGGCGGGCTGGAAGAAGCGGCGCGGGCCTGCCGGGTCCAGAAGTCGTCTCTTTCCGGCTATCAGAACGCCAACGATCCCTCGACCATGCCGGCGGACGTCATTGATGCGCTCCAGCTCTATGCCCGGCGCGGCCCGATCTACACCGCACGCCTTCATGGCAACTGCCAGGCTGCGCCGGTGACGGGTTGCCTCAAGGAGTTGGCCTGCGATCTGGCTCAAGAAAGCATCGACGTCCTCGCCGCGATCCGCATCGCCATGGCCGACGACGTCCTCTCGCCAAATGATCTGGACGCCATCACCGCAGCCGAGCGGGATGCCGAGAACGCTCTTGAGCGCCTGCGCGCCACACGCCGCGCCATAGAGGCCGCCACGCCCGCCCCTCAGAGGGCCGCCTGATGGGCCTCCTCCTGATCCTTGGACACGCCCTGGTCCTGCGCCTGACGCGCCGGCCTTCGCTGTTCAACGCCAAGCCCTTCGCCTTCTGGCGATGACCGAACGGGACTGACCGCCCCGTTTGAGCGGTCGTGATGGAGGGCCAGATGGCCAACGACAACGACGAATACCCCGCCGTCCAAGGCACGGTCGGGAGCATCCCGAACGAGCCCCCTTCGAACGGTTTGCCGAGCCATGACGAAATCCGCATGGCCGCCCATGAGCAGGTCCAGTGGAACCTGAAGCGCAAAGCCCTGAACGATCAGATCAGCGCTTTCCGCAAAGGACTGAAGGCCAACGGCCACATCCTCGGCAAGCTGGACGACGAAGTCCGCAGGCTCGAATGGACGCCGGAAGAGTACAAGGCCGACCGCGCCGCCAGCGACCACTACGCCGAAGCCATGGCGCAGCCCGTCGGCACGCAGCTGGAGCTGTACGGCACGGACGCCACGCCTGACCCCGTCCGCATCCAGCTCAAGTGGCGCCAGCTCGGCGTCAAACACGGTATCGCCGGCATCGGCTGGGCCAATGAAGCGCCCGAAGATTGCCCGTTCGACTGCGCTCAGTCCTATGGCGAGGGCCACGAAGAGGGCCAGGCGACCGTCCGCCGCTCATTCGAACTGCGCCTTGCCCGGAACGCTGCCGAGGCCGCCAACGCTGCACCAGCCGACGACGAAGACGATGACGGCCAAATCGACATCGAGGACGTCGCAAACGACGACGGCGACGACACCGAACACCAGCAGGACGCGGCCTGATGCCGGGGCTGGCCTTTACCATCCCGGGCGACCCACGCGGTAAGGGCCGGCCCCGCGCCACGACCATCGGCGGTCACGCCCGCATGTTCACGGACAGCAAGACCGCCAGCTACGAAAACCTCGTCAAGCTGGCGGCTTCCCATGCGCTGGGTGACCGCGATCCGTTCGATTGCCCCCTCACGGTCATCGTCACGGTTCGCATGGCTCCGGCCGCCTCGCACAGCGCCAAGAAACGCGCGGCCATGCTGGCGGGCGAGATGGCCCCAACCAAGCTCCCCGACCTCGACAACGTCGTGAAGGCCGTCCTCGACGGCTGCAACAAGGTGGCCTTCCGGGACGACGCCCTGGTCGTCAGCCTGATCGCCCGCAAGCGGTACGCCGCCACCCCCGGCGTCGACGTCGAGATCTGCCCCACCATCCTGAGGAAAGCTGCATGACCAACCACCACGGCAACAACGCTCCTTGGCCTCACGCTCAGGTCCAGACGCTCAAGAAGCTCTGGCTTGAGGGCAAGTCGGGCGCCGAGATCGCCAGCGTCCTCCCCGGTCGAACCCGGTGCTCCGTCATCGCGAAGGTGCATCGCCTTGGGCTGGCAGGGCGCGGGACGCCGACAAACCTCGCGGGCCGTGCTCCCGCCGCGCCCGAGGTAAAGCGCGACCGCTCCGTCGGCGCCATCGTTCAGAACCTCGCCGCGCGCACACCGCCGAAGCCGGGTCAGCAGAACCGACCCGCCGTGGCGTTCGGCAACATTGAGGTCGTGAACGCCGCTGAGACCGAGAAGCGCAGGGCCGCACAGCAGGCTCATGGCGCCAAGATCATCAATGACTTCCAGGCGCCCGCCAACGACACGGCCATCCCCCTGATGGAGCGTCGCCGCTTCCAATGTGCCTGGCCGGTGGGTGAGCCCGAACGCCCGGCCCAGCAAAAGTGCTGCGGCCTGCCGGTCCAAGAAGGCGTCGGCACCGCCCTCGAAAGCTACTGCGGCGCCCACCAGCAGCGCGCGGCCAGCGCCTATCAGCCGACGCGCCGCGAGATCAAAGCGCCTGCCGAGTACCGCCGCGCCGCCCGCAAGCCGGAAGCCCCCTCGATCTGGGATGAGGCTAGGGTCGCATGAAGCCGGATCGCGCCATCACCGCCATGCGTGAGCGGGCCGCCAACATTGAGATCGAGCGTGCTCGCCTGTCCGGCGCGATGCGCGCGATCCGCGACATGGGCGGCATCGACGCCGTCCGCACCATAGCCGCCAGTGAGATCGAGAAGCTGACCATGAGCGCCAACGACAACGGAGCTTGGATCGGATGACGCCCCGCGAACGTGAATGCCTCCAAGCCATCAAGGACCTGACCGTGGATGGCGTGCCGCCGAAGTACGACGTGTTGGCGGCCCATCTTGGCATCGCCTCCAAGAGCGGCGTCTCTCGGATCGTCGCCAGCCTTGAAGCCCAAGGCTTCCTGCGCAAGCGCTTTCGCAAGCGCGGCGGCCTGACTGTGGTCGATCATCCTGTGATCTTCGATCAAGACCTGAACCGCATGACCGAGGCTGACCTCGCCGCTCTTGGCGCTCGCGTTCAGGCCGCCCTGGCCCGCAAGTCAGGGGCCCAGGCATGAGCGGACGGGAGAAGTACCTCGTCGAGCGTATCGACCGTCGGCGTGAGCACGTGTCCACCAAGGACGCGCGCACGGCCCGCAGCCTGTTCCTGCGGATGCAGGCGCGCCGCTTGGTGTCATGCCAGATGCAGGACATCATCGATCCGAAGGAGCAGGCAGAGTTTCTTGGTCACCTGATCGACATTTCGGCTGAGTTCCGCTGGCCCATCATTGGCCGCGTCGAGACCGCTACCGGCCTGAACGCGACCGCCGCCGATATCTGCGCCGTTTTCAAGCTGGGGCGAGCCGTCGCTGCGGCTGAGGCCGAGCGCCTGTTCTCCCAGATGAAGCCGGCGAACGACGAGGGGCGATCATGAATCGTAAGGATCTCGTCGCGCTGGAGCTTCACTACGCCGGGATGTTGCGCCGGGAGGCGAAGTCGCGCGCCAAGCGATACCCGGCCATCGCTGACCAGCTGACCAAATGGGCGGACGCCGGTGTCTCGCGCGCCGAGACCGTGCGCTGCGGGCCTCTGTTCGCCGGCGGTGACAAATGATGGACCCGCGCGACCAAGGCCAGGCCCTGCCGCTGAACCTGGAGGCCGAACAGGCCATCCTCGGACAGCTGATGTTCGACAATGAAGTCCACCGGCAGTTCCACGACCTAATCACGGACGAAGATTTCAGCGAGCCCTTCCACCAGCGCCTGTATCTGGCCATCGCCACAGCAATCAGCGCCGGCAAGCTGGCCGAGCCGACGACGTTGCAGAACGGCTTCACGGAAGACCCGGCTTTCGCCGAGTTCGGCGGCTTCAGCTACCTGTTCGATCTGGTTGACCGGGCGCCGCCCTCAGCCAACGCCCGCGCCTATGCCGAGCAGATCGCTGACACGGCTGTGCGCCGCCGGCTGATCAAGATGGCGGCCGAGGCCATGCACGCCGCGCGCAACCCCGAACACACCGGCTATGCGGCCATCGCCGAGGCCCGCGCCGCGCTGGAGGCCGCTGAGCGTGGAGCCGCGCCCGAAGACGCGATGTTCGTCAACGCGCACGACGCCGCCCTGGTCCGCATGGACCGCCTAGAACTGGAAGTGGCCACTGGGAAGCCCAAGGGCGTTCAGACCGGCCTGTCGTCGATCGACAAGCGCCTTGGCGGCCTGATGCCCGGCTCAGTGATCGTGATGGCCGGTCGTCCCGGCATGGGCAAGACGGCCCTGCTCGGCAACGTCCTCTACAACGCCGCCTCGCGAAACCCTGGACGTCTGTTCGCGGGCTTCTCGCTGGAGATGGACACAGACCAGTTGAACGACCGTGCCCTGTCGCGCCTGACAGCCGGCCATGACCAGCCCGTCAGCTTCTCCGACATCGCCAAGGTGGCGCCGCTGACCTCATTCGACCTTCAGGTGCTGCACGAGGTGAAGGGCCAGATCCCCCGGAACCTCTGGCTGCGGGACCGCGCCGGCGTCTCCGTCGAGGACGTGAGCCGCGCCGTCTGGGCCATGAAGCGCCGGGGTGATCTGGCGGCCATCGGGATCGACTATCTCCAGCTCATGCGCCGCCCCGCCCTGGCAGGACGTAACGAGGCCAGCGCCATCGCCGAGATGACCACGGCGCTGAAGACGCTCGCTCGCGAGGCCAAGATCACGATCATCCTCCTGTCGCAGCTCAACCGCTCCGTCGAGAGCCGCGACGACAAGCGGCCCATGCTGTCGGACCTGCGGGAGTCGGGCTCCATCGAGCAGGATGCCGACGCCGTCCTCTTCCCCTTCCGCGAGGTCTACTACCTCCAGAAGTCCGAGCCGAAGGCCGGGACTGAGCAGCACATGCTCTGGGAGGCCGAGGTGGCGCTCAAGCGCACAGTGATGGACGTCATCATCGCCAAGAACCGCCACGGCTCCGAAGGCGCAGAGCCTCAGGAATACCGGGCCGAGATCGACCTCATCACCGACCGGAGGACGTTCGAATGAGCACCGTCGCTTTCATCGAGGGCATGATGGCTGCCGGCTTCTCAACCGAAGAGGCCATCAAGGCTGCGCGCGTGTTCGAACAGGTCCAGGCCGAATTGTTCGAACAGCCCGCCCCGAAGGCAGAGACCAAGGCCGCCGCGCGCACCCGGCGCTGGAGAGAAAAGCGTCACGAGGCGTCACAAACCGTCACCGGTGACGCCTGTGACGTCACGACCGTCA